GTTCTTAACAGTATTAGTTATAAAACTACCACTCATATTACTACAATAAGATGTAGCTTTACGAGTACATGGTTCAGGATCAGAGTCTTCATCAGAATACCAATCCTTCTCATATTTTTTAACAGTAATATTATCATATATGTACTGTTGATATTGATCTGCACCCATTCTACCATCAATAACAAATGTTGGTTTATCAGGGCATTCTGCAAGCAATTTAACTATTTCCATACGAGCAGACATACTATCTAAACCAAGTATAAGTATATCTTCTTTACTACCCATATAACTATTAAATTTACCAGGAACTCTATTTACTTTAATAAAATGGTCTATTTTTGTAAGGTGTTTATATAATGCTTCAACTTTAGTTTTACCAATATCTTGATGCACATATTGACTAACACCTACATTTTCTATTCCTACTTTATCAAAATCATAAAGCGTAAATCTATCAGCACCAAGTCTTGCAAGTTGTGTGGCTACGGAGCTGCCAATAGCCCCGCAACCTACAACATGAAACATGATACCTGATATATCTGCTATGTCTTGACTTCTTAAGTTTCTCATATAGTATATCCTCCATAAGATCGGTTATAAGACATTGCATCAAGTACACTTTCAGCAACATCTAAGTATTTTGGATCAATACAATTTATTAGTTCCCATGGTTCTCTATCCATTTCTATAAACTCTTCAAGCTCTTTCTTGTTTAAAGTATCTATAGCAAGACCATAAGGTTCTATTAGTTTGTTTGTATATGTTACTGATGATTTATACTTATGCATATTCCAATTACCTAAATTGAATTGCCTGATAAATTCTGTTATCTTACCACAAGCATATTCATGTTTAGCTTCAAAGTTAATTACTTCTTGTTGTGTTGGTTTTAGTCCTGTTTCTAAATCATCATCAAGCCAATTGTATGTAGCCCAATCATATTTACTTTGCCCAATTGTTAATTGTTTTTTGTTTTTAGACTCTAATACAGCACCACCAGATTTATAAGAACTTATATTTGCATAAGTACGCTTTCTACATTTAGCTTTAACTTCTGTAACTATTTCAAGTGGTATTTCTATTTCAGGTGTATCATCTAATATTTTAATATCTACATCTTGATGTACTTCTACTGGTTTCCATACAGATATTCTGCATTTATATTCTTCTTTTAGATTAACAACAAGTGCAAATGAAACATCTGATTCACCTTCACCATACTCATCAATACTAGATAAATCTGTACCACTCCAGAATGCATCCATTGTGTGATGACTGTGCCACCAACAAAATCTAAATTTCTGGTCTTTGTATTTCATAGCCATTTGAGTATAATACGTAGCCAATTCTTCTTTATCTAGGTCACACGTAGTTCCTGCTATTTCTTGTGGTAATATGACTGGATTTTCAATAGTCCAATCACCATCTTTATCTTGTGTTACTACAGCCATACCACCTATCTCAGACTTTTCTGTTACATAAGCGGCTTTAGCATAATTTATAATCTTATCCCAAGATTCTTTATGTATTAATACTTCCATTTATTCTCCTCAAGTTTTTTGTATTGTTGTTTTAGTTCTTTATTATGTGATATTACTTTAATTAGTAAATTAACTTCCTGTGTTAAGGACTCAAGTTTAACTCTTAAGTCCTTAATTTCACTACTAAAATATGAAGTTCTTGCATCCATTTATTCCTCCTTTACATTTCGTCACCTTGTGGTGATTCATCAGGCCATGGTTCGTCAACAGGTTCTTGTTCACCACCATGAATATTACCTGTTGATGTATTAATACCACCCATTCTAGTAGCCCATTGAAGCGTTAACTGCTCAGCTTGTTCTGGTGATACTGGTTCAGGATATGTATCTTTATACAAACTACATCTAGATCTAAGTGCACATTCTGCTGTATCACAGTAATCATCTTCACCTGATGGACTATAATAACACTCATCTGGCGAACTAGTGCCAAATATAGCTCTAAAATTATCATTTATTAGCTTTGGCTCACCATGATATGCTTGTTTAATATTGTGATATGGATTAGTATTATTAGTATATCTAGTAGCCCAGTTAGGTATTTGAATCAATAAAGATGTTAAATCATATCTACTCATAGCATTACTCACATTTGTTGCATCATCACCCCAACATACACTATTACCAAATATATTACCACTATCTCTGTAATGATTTCCAGATATATAAGGGAACCTTAGTCTACCTCTATTATCAAAAGGATAAACAATACCATAGTTATATACATTAAACTTTGGTCTATCATAACTAAGTTTATTTGTTATCATATCTTTAATAGGATAGCTTATTATATTTAATTCAACTTGCATATCACATGGTATATCAGCAACATGTGTAGCTTCTGTTTCAGCTCTTGTATTTGCACTACTATACACTTTAATAGCTGGTGGTGAAAATGTAATTGCTGTATTTAACATGTATCTTTGATTTGACCTACTACTAGGATGTGAATATAATCTATACCATACTGAATCATACATATCTATTCCATATGCTACTGGTGCTGCTTTTTCTGCTTGTTCTGATAAATAATTTTTAAATGTATCTTTGTATTCTACAAGAACACTAGGATCATCTAACCATTCTTCATTATAATAACGCAAATGAGCTATCATATTATCCATTTCTCTTAGTTCAGTTTGTATCCAATCCCAACGATTTCTTCTAAAATAGTCTTCACGTGATAAAAAGTTATACATACCACTAGGTTTACGTTTAAATCCTAAACCTTTCATCATTAAATTTGCTACTTTATCATATGTACCACGTTTCCATTTAAATGTTTTAGTAATTTCTAAATCTGCATGATAATTAGTATTAAATCTATTTAGTCTTTCCATAATATCTGCTTGGGGACCGAAATATATGTGATCACCAAGATCTTCTGTTTCTATAGAATCAATTACATCATTAATGTCTGTTGATTCTACAATTAAATCATAATTATTATAATTTGACATTTCTCTCCTCCAAAAGTTATATAGGGCTGATTGACCCTCGTTAGTCTCACAGGATTACAGCCCCGCTTGATTGACTCGCCTGTCACTACAGCCCTATAAGTTATAAATTAATAATTACTGATCACCGCCAGACTTATTATTATTAACAGCTGCAACAATGTCACCTTCAGCAATAGCATGACTATTAGTTACAGATACACCATTAACAGCAACAGATGCATTACTACTTATATCATCTGGAAATTCATTTCTTAATTGCTCAACAGTATCAGCGTTAGTTTGTCTTTCTACAAAACCGCCACCTTGTAGAAATTTTATTGTTTTAGTAGCCATTTGGGCCTCCTTCTTCATATGATTGAATTGCACTATGTTCTCTTTCGAAATCATCTAAAAGATCATTTAGTTGCAATAGGTTACTTTTTATTTGTCTTTTTACTACTTCTTTAATCTCACCATTGACATAGATAAGAGTTTTAGTTAAAACTACATTATTTCTTTCTAAGGCTTCTAATTTGTCCATATCCATATCAAAACCACCATTTTACTACATAATACCACACTACTATACCAACTATTGTTATACCACCATATACAAATAAATTCATCCAGTTTATCATAGACCCATCCTATCACGCATTTTATTAACAATAACTTGTATTTCTTCTATTTGATCAATAGCTCCTTGCATATTCTCGTTAAGTATTTCCATATTTTTTTCCATATCATTAACTATAGAGTTAACAGTTGTAATATCATTATTAACTTGATCTATTGCATCTATTTCTTTATTTTTAGTTGTTTTCGGCATCATTTTCTCCTTGTTTTATGCTAATTAATTCATCAATTAACTTATTTTCTTTAATTTTTAACAATGACTGCTTATTTTTGATCTCTATGATCTCTTTTAGCACATCTTCGTCAGTTCTACTAGGTAAAAACGTTAACATATTATTTCTTCTCCTTTTTTTTATTAGCTTTTCTACCATCACCAAGTTTTAAAGCAGCATTTCTAGTAGTAATCAAGAAATACGCAGCATCTTCTAATGCGTCAGGATTACCAATAGTTTGTTGTAATGCTTCTATTATATTAGAAACTGTTCTACTTTGCATTATAGTTTCATCATACTTTAATAATTTGTAGTTCATTTATCCTCCTAAGTTTAAAGTTTGACACCCACCAACAGGCCGAAGCCCTAAGTGTAGTACTATCGATGATGGGTGCCATATTATCTACAGCTGTTTTGAGCACTTGTCATACTCCTGTAGATATTCTCTCCTACCAAATAATTGCAATAGTTAGTTGTATCATTCTTGAGCAGTTTTTACCATGTCATGCTCAGGACAAGTTTTGAGCAGTTTAAGACCCATGAAGGCCAGTCCTCACATTGCTCAGGAGGCACGATTACTATTTATATCCACAGTTCATCATATTCATCAGTCATATCTTCACAAGCTACATCATATGCTTCATCCATGATTAGTCCTCCATTTGGTTAGAGTTACAAGTTAAAAATCTTCTGCTTCTTCCAGTACTTCTTCTACCTCTTTATTACATTCACCACAAATACCGTAAAGAAATCTAGAGGAGTGGTCCCACTCATTACAAATGGGACAACATAAACCTCCAATGGATTCCATATAATTGCTAACAATTACACTTATTTCCATACAGGCCACCTTCTTTCTACTATAAATAGATGGCAAATACGTATTAGGTATATAGATAATATTACCCAAGTCGTACTAGTTAACACATAAAACAAATCATATATAAAGTTCATTTAAAACTCCTTTTTGGCAGTTAAAGAATTAATGTTATGTTAAGTATAAGTTTATATATATAATACACGCATGCACGCTTCATAGGTTATCTTATATGTAGCGATATTCCATACAATCCACGTTTTCGCCTGTTTTATATACATCTACTTACAATACTACTAAAAAATAATAAGAAAGGGAGACATATAGGCCTCCCTTAATCAGATACAATCCTTACTTGCTAAGCGAATCAATCAAAGCGTCTAACTTAGCTTCAATAGCATTTACTCTATCGTCACTTGTAGATTTAGCTTTGGTTAATACTTCAACTAGTTGCTTTTGAGTAGCTTCTGCTGAAGTAGCATCTGCATCAAAGTCAGAAATTAATTGTATATCTCTTAACAGACCTCTGACATTAATATATCTACCTCTGCAAGCTTTAGCAATTAAGCTGTGCTTAACTACATTCATTATATCAGCATCTTTTTGCATTTGTATTCTCCTTGTATTATTATAAACAATTAAAAGATTAAACTAAAAAAAACTAAAAAAATCTAAACTAAAAATAACTAAAAAACATTTTTGAAAATCTATGATTTTGGCAATTGTGTGTATAAGACCACATACTAAAATGCTACAATTTTTAAAAGTCAATAAAATAAGTCTTGTTTTTAAATAATCCATTTAATAAATTTCTATATGAAAAAGTACATACTAACTATTATGTATAACGAAGATGGTGATACGGTAGAGTGGATGCAAGAGGAAGTTATCGACATTATAATTCCTAAGGAATTAAAGGATAAAGATGTAGCAGAGTTAACTCCTGAAGATATGATAGATCTTATGGACAGTAAAGAATATGGAAAGGCTTGATACCTAGCGCCTCCTTGACGGAGGCTTTGTTTATTATGAGAGTATATAAAGTAAATAAAATAGAGCATACAGTATTTGATAATGCTGATGAGTTACCTAGCGATTTAGTTATCGCAAGTGACTGGCGCAGTGCTAGCATAGGTGAATGGGTACAAGCTGATGATGGCTGTTTCATACAAATATTGCGCAAAGGAAAGATGGTTGTGCCGAAAGGGCGGAATAAGGTTAGGGAATACGTTGGCACGTGCACTGGGACTTTTCCAGTAACCTCCAAGGCGAAGATGGACACTTCGCGCAGACTCAATATTTATTCCTTTGGGGGGAATAAGAGTTCTGCAGACGTTCTGCTAGATCGGACCGTACTGAGTAAGCATGAACATCTTTTCGTTGTATATCTATCTTCTGGGTTATCACCTCAAGAAGCATACATGAAAGCGTTTCCAACTACTAATCCTGGTTATGCTAAACAAAAATCAGCGCATTTAATTAAAACTAAAAGGGTAATAACTGCTATGAAAGAAGAACTAAAGCCTATATTGCAAGAATTAGGTATAAATGAAAATAGTATATTAAAAAATATAAACACTATAGCTATGTCATCTGAGAAAGATGAAACAAGATTAAAAGCGTTATTTAAATTATCTGATATAATGGACCTAGAAGATAAAAATAGAACTACTGTTACCCAGGTAACTGGCGCATTGTTTCAAGGATTTAAAGATAAAGAATTAATACAGGCTGAAAGACCTAAAGAAATAGGAGAATAGGATGGTTGATTATGAAAAAAAAGGTGCAGAATTTGCTAAAAAGATTGTGCAAATGGATAAAAGTATTAGAAAAAAGCATATTATGGCTAAAATCAAAATTGATGCTTTTAATAAAAAGGTAAAAGAAAATGGAAAAAGATAATCCTTTAAAACAAATGCGTAAAGGTTACTTAAAACAACTAAAAAAAGAATTAAAAGTTGATACGAGTAAAAATCCTAAAATAAAAAAAATTATTGATAAATTAACTAAGTAAAAATGGCTAATATAAATACGCAAAATGTAAGTAAAGCAGAAGAAGCACTTATGCTTGCAAAAAAAGACATGATTGCGTTTGGTAAATTATTTTTAGCTGACGATTTTATGAGGAGTGAAACTCCTTTTTTTCATTATGAGGTAGCAGACGCTATTTCAGACATGGATAAACGACAATTAGCTGTAATTCTTCCTAGGGGTCATGGTAAAACAGTACTAACTAAGTGTAGTATTATGAGAGATTTCTGTTTTGCTACTGATCCTTTATTTTATGGGTGGGTTGCTGCTTCTTCTAAAATAAGTGTTCCTAATTTAGACTATATTAAATACCATTTGGAATATAATGATAAAGTTTCGTATTATTTTGGTAATTTAAAAGGTAAAAAATGGACAGAAGACGATATAGAATTAACAAATGGATGTAAACTTATATCGAAATCTAATTTATCAGGCATTAGGGGAGGAGCTAAACTGCATAAGAGATACGATCTTATCGTGCTGGACGACTTTGAGGATGAGAATAATACCATTACATCAGAGTCTCGTGCTAAAATCGCTAATCTTGTTACAGCAGTTGTATTCCCTGCTTTGGAGCCTCATACTGGTAGGCTCAGGATTAATGGAACTCCTGTTCACTTTGATTCCTTTATACAAAATATACTTGTGGGCAAAGAAAAAGCTGACAAACAAAAAGAGAAATACAGTTGGCATGTAATTAGTTATAAAGCTATGCAGCCAGATGGTAGTTCTTTATGGCCTGGGTGGTTTGGTAAAGAAGAAATGGAACGTAAAAAGAAGTTCTATGCTGATTCAGGTCAACCACAAAAGTTTTACCAAGAGTATATGATGGAAGTGCAAAATGATGAAGACGCTATATTCACTAGAGATCATATACAGTTTTGGGAAGGTAGTTTTAAACATGAAGAAGATACTGGGGTTAACTATCTTTTATTTAAAGATGGAACTCAAAAACCTGTTAATGTCTTTGCGGGCGTTGACCCAGCTACCGATAGCGCTAGAAGAGATACTGACTTTAGTGTTATCATTGTCATCGCTGTTGACAGTGACAATAATTGCTACGTTGTTGACTATATTCGTAATAGGTCATTACCTGTTCTTGGGATTCCTGGGGACGGTAAAAAGGGTATTGTGGATTATTTATTTGATTACAATAAAATATACCATCCTTCGCTTTTTACCATTGAGGACACAACAATGTCTAAACCAGTATTTCAAGCCCTTGTATCAGAAATGAGAAGAAGGAATGATTTTTCTGTAAAGTATTCTGCAGAAAAGCCTGGTAACAGAATGAGCAAAAGAGATAGAATACAAGAAATATTAGCACAAAGATTTGCAATAAGAAGTATGTATCTTAGAAAAGATCAGTATGATTTACAACATGAGATTCATACATTTGGACCTAGAATGGGACATGATGATACTATAGATGCACTTGCATATGCTTGTAAGTATGCACATCCACCTAAGTCTTTAAGTAAAAATAGAGAAGGTGTATGGAGAAAAAATAAACCTAAAGTAAAAAATTGGGTTGTAGCTTAAGGAGAATACATGCGTAAGTTTAGAGGATATACACCAAGAGACAAAACTGGTGAAAGAAAAAAAATTTTTAACGACAAATTAAAAAGGATTACAACAAATGGTAAATTAAATATGCCTAAGTTAAAAAATCCTGGTATAGAAAATAGAGGTGGCTCAAGAGTTATGAGTACACCATCATTAAGTAACATTTTAAAAAGAAGAAAAATGAGATAACATGGCAAAAAGAACAGATAAAACAGCAGCACGTATTAAAAAAATATTTGAACAGGCTAATAGCCCTTCAAGAACTCAGTGGGAATATGTTAACCAAAAAGGTTGCGATTTTGCTCACGATAATCAATTAAGTGAATCAGAAAGAATTGCTCTTGAAGAACAAGGTATGCCTACATTTACTATAAATAGGATTATGCCTGTTGTAGAAATGTTAAACTTTTATGCTACAGCAAATAAACCAAGATGGCAAGCTGTCGCAGTTGATGGTTCAGATACTGATGTTGCTTCTGTATTTTCTGATATGGCTGATTATATATGGGATAATTCTGATGGTTCTACTTTATATGCTAATGCTATAAATGATTCTATTACAAAAGGTGTAGGTTATCTAGTTGTAGATGTAGATAGAAATGCTGATAATGGTATGGGTGAAGTTGTGTTAAAGAATCCAGAACCATTTGATATATATGTAGATCCTAAATCTAGAGATATGTTATTTAGAGATGCTAACTTTATTATAATAAGAAAAATATTACCTAAAGAGCATTTATATGCAATGTATCCAGACAAAAAAGCGAAGATAAAAAAAGCTAACAGTGCTAATGATAATAATTTAAGTTATAGTGAAAAGTCTACTGATGCGTATAGAAAAGATTTTACATACAAAGATATTGACTCTGATGAATCTGTATCATTAACAGGTGATAATGATGAACTTATTGAACTATATGAAATGTATGAAAAAGAAAAAGTTTTATATGTTAATGTATTCTATAGAGAAAATTTAGACCCTGAACAGTTAAAAGCTATACAAGAACAAGTTCAAGCATCTATGGAAAAAATGAAGAATGAAATGTCTGTTAACTTTTTAGAGCAATCTCAAAAATTACAAGAAGCATTACAAGCTGGTCAAATTATAGAAGAAAGATATAAGTTAGAATTACAAAAACTTCAAGAAGAAATGGATTCTCAACTTAGAAATGCTGAACAAAGTATGATGGCTAATATGCAAGAACAAGCATCTACTA